ATAACAACGAAATTCTTGCAATTAGACCAAATTACGACGAAAAAGACCCAATGAAGAAGAAAATTGAGCATTTTACGCATTATAAGTTCCTTCCTGGACTTGGATTTTACGGTTTTGGCTTAATTCACATGATGGGGGGCTTAACTAAGTCAGTTACAGCGATTTTACGTCAATTAATAGACGCAGGAACACTTTCTAACCTTCCAGCAGGGTTTAAATCACGTGGATTGAATATTCAAAAGCATGATGACCCGTTACAACCTGGAGAATGGCGAGATGTCGATGCTCCTGGTGGTAGATTACAAGATGCTTTCCTTCCTTTGCCCTATAAAGAGCCAAGTGCAACATTATCTACTTTACTAGGGGCATTAGTTGAATCTGGTAAAAGATTTGCAGCTACAGTAGAAGACCCAACAGGAGATGGTAATTCTGAAGCACCTGTAGGTACAACAGTTGCGTTAATGGAAAAAGGACAAAGAATTATGTCCGCTATCCACAAAAGATTACATTACGCACAAAGATGTGAGTTTAAAATATTAAAAAGAGTTTTTGGCGAGTTTTTACCACAACAATACCCATATCAAGTACAAGGGGCTTCTGAAAACGTATTTAAAGAAGATTTTGATAATTCTGTAGATGTTATACCTGTTAGCGACCCTAATATTTTTAGTATGACGCAAAGAATAACTTTAGCCCAAACACAACTACAAATGGCACAAGCAGCACCACAATTACATGATTTAAGAGAATCTTATAAGAAAATGTATATAGCTTTAAATATTAAAGACATAGACGCATTATTACCTCCAGAAGCTGAAGTACCCCCGAGAGACCCTATTAGTGAGCAACAAGCTGCGTTAACAGGAGACCCAATAAAAGCTTTCGATTTTCAAAACCATGAAGCATATATAGCAAGTCACAGTGCGTTTTTACAAAACCCTATGGTACAGTCAAACCCACCAGTAATACAAGCTATAACTGCAAATATACAAGAACATCAGGCGATGTTATATAAAATACAAATAGAACAAGCGATGGGTCAACCTTTACCAGAAATGGAAGATGGTCAAATGCCGCCTGAAGTTATGAATCAAATAGCTCTTATGGCAGCACAAGCAACACAACAAGTCACAGGTCAAGCACAAGCGATGGCACAAGCACAAGCGATGGCACAACAAAACCCACAAATGGAAATGTTCCAGCAACAACTACAATTAGAAAAAGAACAGTTAATGCAAAAAGAACAAGAAGATGTACGTGATAAAGAAGTACAGCTTACAAAAGCTGAACTAGATGCACAAGTTAAACGTGAAAAAATAGAAGCTGATGCTAAAAAAGAAGATACAAAAGCTGCTATTGATTTACAAGAATTAGAGCAAAAGTCTAAAGCTGATGCTGATAAGAACTTTACTGAATTAGTTAAAACTGTTCGGGATAGTAGAAATAAAAATGGAGAAAAATAATGCGTAAATATTACGATAATGATAAGTACCCTTCTCCTTCACCTAAGAAAACAAAGGCAGCCCCTAGTTTTCCAAGTGTAGAAGATAGTACAAAAACACAGTCTGTTAAAGAAGGAGAATGTTTAGAAACTCCTGAAAAAGCTAAAGTAAAAGCTGCTTATGGACAGACTAAAGGACTTCTTTGGTATAGGTCAATTAAATAAGTGGACTATATCTTAGCTACGGAGCATTTGCTTCGTAAATTTCGTGAGAGAAAAGAAGCTCTTACGCAGACACTAGCTTCTGGAAGTATTGAGAATTTTGAGCAATATCAAAGAATAGTTGGTGAAATAGCGGGTTTGAATTTCGCTGAACAGGAAATTCAAACTTTACATTCTAATATGGAGGATGCAAATGACTAGTAAAGTCGAACCAAAAACTGTTCCAGATAGAGTATTAAGAGATTTCGGAAGTAAGGAAGTTCCTGACGTAAGTTCAGAACCTGTAATTACCCCAGATAACTTAGACTCTCATGCGGAATCTTTACCTAAACCAACTGGGTATCGTATTTTAATATTACCTTTCACACAATCAAGTGTAACTAAAGGTGGCATACATTTAGCTAAAGCAACTGTTGATAAAGAAAGATTAGCAACTGTTGTTGGTTATGTTGTCGCTATGGGACCTGATGCTTACGGAGACTTACATAAGTTTCCTGAGGGTGCTTGGTGTAAAGAAGGTGATTGGGTAATCTTTGGTAGATATGCAGGAGCTCGTTTTCAAATAGAAGGTGGCGATATGCGACTTTTAAATGATGACGAAATCTTAGCTACTATAGATGACCCAGAGGCAATTTTATCATAACAATCTTGAGGAGGACTCATGCAAAATAATGAAGCAGAAAAAATAGAATTAGAACTTCCAGAAGGGGAAGTCGATATTCATGAAGCAGATGTTGATGATTCTATAAAAGAAGAAACAGCACCTGTAGAAGAAAAAGTCGTCGAACAAAAAGACGAATTAGACGAAGTAACAGATTCAGTACAAAAACGTATTGATAAGTTAACTTATAAAATGCGAGAAGCAGAAAGACAGCGAGATGAAGCTGTAAATTATGCTCAAAGCATTAACCAAAGTAATACTCAGTTAAAAGAAAAATTAAAGAATTCTGATTCTTCCCTTTTCAAAGAGTACGACAATAGGGTACAATCAGAAATAGCAGGAGCCAAAATTTTATTAAAAGAGGCTCAAGATGCAGGAGATGGTGAAGCTGTAGCTGAAGCAACAGAAAAACTTTCTAGAGCTAGTGCTGAAGCAGAAAACCTTAGAAGGTTATCTGCACAACACGCAGTTAAAGAAAAGAATACTGTTGAAGAAGTTCCAGTAGAAAACTATCAACCTACATTACAACCTCAGACCAAAGGACCTGACCCTAAAGCAGAGGAATGGGCTGAGAAAAATAAATGGTTTGGAGATGACCAAGCAATGACGTTTGCAGCATTTGGAATACATAAAGAATTAGTTGAAAGTGGTTACGACCCTTCTTCTGATGATTATTACAATGAAGTGGACAAACGTATGCAAGATAATTTCCCTCATAAGTTTTCAGAAGAGCAATCTGCCCCCGTGCAACAGGTTGCTGCCAGTAGCAGAGGTGCTAGTGGTAAAAAATCATCACGCAAAATAAAGTTGACACCTAGTCAAGTAGCGATAGCTAAAAGACTAAACGTGCCGCTAGAAGAATATGCTAAGCATATCGAAGGAGTATAAAAATGACAGACGAAAATAAAACAACAGAAGTCGTAACGGACAGAAACTCTAGGTCCGCAGAGACACGAGACTCTCAAACTCGCAGAACGCCTTGGAAACCCCCGTCAATGTTAGACGCACCAGAAGCACCTCCTGGATATCAATTCAGGTGGATTCGTGAAGCTACTAGAGGACATGATGATAAATCTAATATGTCTAAACGTATTAGAGAAGGATATGAACCTGTGAGAGCAGAAGATTATCCTGATTTTGAAGCACCAACAGTAGATAGCGGAAGCAATAAAGGAGTAATTGGGGTTGGAGGTTTAATTCTCGCTAAAGTACCAGTTGAAACCGCACAAGAACGTACAGAGTATTTTCAAGACCAAGCAAGAACTGCTATGGACGGTGTAGACCAAAACTTTATGAGAGAAAGCGATGCTAGAATGCCTATTAAGGATAGTGATATTCAAAGAACTTCTAAAGTCGCGTTCGGTAGTAAGACTACCGATAAAGGAACTTAATAATAACAATGTATTTAGACAAAGGAGACAATCATGGCTAATACAAATAAACCTGATGGTTTTACCCCTGCGTATCATATGTACGGTGGTGTTATTCGTCCTGCTAAAATGAGAATCGCAAGTGCAACTAACGCATCAATCTTTTCAGGTGATGTAGTTAATTTATCTAGCGGATATGTCATTCAAGGTACGGCGACAGGCACTCCTGTAGGTGTATTTTACGGGGTATTTTTTACCGCAACTGACGGTACTCCAACTTTCTCGAAAGTTTGGACTGCTGACACTGCGACACTAGGCGGAGAAGATGCAGAAGCTCTTGTTTACAATGACCCTGGAATTGTATACGAAGCTCAATTTACAGCAGGTACACCTGCAGTAAGTTTCATCGGCTCTAAATACACTCTTTCTACTACTGCTGGTTCAACAGTAAATGGTAGGTCTAAAGAGGGTGTGACTGCAACAACATCAAGTGGTGTAGCGTTATGTGTAGGATTCGCTTCGCAACCAAGCAACTCAATAGGTGCTTATGCGAGAGGACTCTTTACATTCCCTACTAACACGTTTGCTGTATAATCTAAGGAGAATAAATAATGGCAATTAATAGAGCCCAACTAGTCAAAGAACTAGTACCTGGACTTCATGCTCTCTTTGGATTAGAGTATGAAAGATACAATAATGAACACGAAGACATCTTCGACACCGAAAGTTCTGAAAGAGCGTTTGAGGAAGAAGTAATGTTAAGTGGGTTTGGTGAAGCACCGACTAAGGGAGAAGGAGCAGCAGTCGTTTACGATACAGCTCAAGAATCTTGGACATCACGTTTCACACACGAGACAGTAGCATTAGCGTTTGCGTTAACTGAAGAAGCTATCGAAGATAACCTCTACGATACACTTTCTTCAAGATACACAAGAGCTTTAGCTAGGTCAATGCAAACTACTAAACAAGTGAAAGCAGCTAATGTATTAAACAATGCATTTAGTTCTTCATATGTTGGTGGTGATGGAAAAGAGCTTTGTGCTACAGACCATCCAACTGTTGCTAACGTGGACTTAAAAAATGAGCTAACTACTGCAGCTGACTTAAATGAAACTTCTCTTGAACAAGCGTTGATTGACATCGCTGACTTCAAAGACGAAAGAAATCTTAAAGTTAACGCACAGGCGAAAAAATTAATTATTCCGCCTGCTTTGCAATTTGTAGCTGATAGACTCATGGACACTCCTGGAAGAGTTGGTACTTCAGATAATGACATCAATGCTATTAGAAACATGGGAATGATTTCTGATGGTTATGTTGTAAACCATTATCTTACAGATACTGATGCTTTCTTTATCAAAACTGACGTTCCTAACGGATTAAAACATTTCGTTAGAACTCCTGTATCAACTAGTATGGAAGGCGACTTCGAAACTGGTAATGTAAGATACAAAGCTAGAGAACGTTACAGCTTTGGTTGGAGTGATTGGAGAGGTATCTTCGGGTCACCTGGAGCATAACTCACTTTCGTGAAAAATTTAAGGGGACTTCGGTCCCCTTTCTTTTTTACAATTTATGGTATATCATGAGGAAAGTTCTAGGGAATATATTAACTATCTATCGACTGACCTAGCAGACAAGCCAAGACGATAGAGTTTATTAAGGAGACTTAATATGGCAAAATCAACCTTTTCAGGTCCTGTACAATCATTATCAGGATTTATATCAGCAGGTAATGCAAACGTGGTTAGCTTGACAGCAGACACTACTCTCACAGTAGCTTCGCATGCAGGCAAAATATTAACTTGTAATGACGCAGACGGTAAATTTACTTTACCTAGTATTGTAGCGACTGCTCCAGGAAGAGACGATGACCCTAATCAAACAAATAATTTAGGTGCATCTTTCTTTTTTGTAGTCGAAACAGCGGCAACAGACATGGATATTTTAACTGACGGCACTGACAAATTTGTTGGTGGTCTTTATACAGGTAAAGACGATGCTACAGGTAAAACATTTATATCTGGTGCATCTAACGATGTCATTACTATGAATGGTTCTACTAAAGGCGGACTAGCAGGTAGTATTGTAAAAGTAACTGCTATGGCTTCTGCTAAGTATGCTGTAGAAGGCATTATTTTAGGCTCAGGCACTATAGTAACACCATTCGCAGACGCGTAAGGGAGGTAAACTATGGCTAATACAGTCACAGGACCAACTAATCAATTAGACGGTGAGAAAAAACTTATTGTTTACTGTTCTGTTTTATCAGACGGAAGTGCTAGTAGTACAACCCTAGTGGACGTTTCTGCTTTAAACACTTCAACATTAAACGGTAATTCATGTGCACACGTTTCTTTAAATAAAATTTGGTACACTTGTACGGGGGCACCTGATGCACCTGCTTCTCTTGATTGGGACGCTACTACAGATGTAACTTTTTTAACACTTGGTTACGATAATTCATTTGATTTTAGTGACATAGGTGGTTTAAAGAATACTGCAGCTTCAGGGTATTCAGGGGATGTACTTTTAGTTATTCCTTCAACTTCTGATGCAGGTAATGAATACACTGTTTGGTGTGAGTTTTTAAAGTATTACGAAGCTCCAGGTTCATAAACTATGGCGACTTCAGGTACTCGCACATTTAGTTTAAATGTAGCAACAGCTATCGAAGAGGCGTACGAGCTTGCAGGTTTGGAAGCTCGTACGTCTTATGATGCAATAACTGCAAGACGTTCTTTGAATATTATGTTTGCTGATTGGTCAAACAGAGGTATTCAAATGTGGGAAATAAATAAAGTAGAACTTACTTTAACTGAAGGAACTAGTGAATACACAATTAATGCTTTCGACATAGATGTTTTAGACGCTTATATACAAAAAAATGTTAACGATGTTGTTACTGATTATACTATAGACAGAATAGACAGAAATGAATTTATAGGTATTCCTAATAAAGCAACTAAAGCCAGACCTACAGAATATTGGTTAGAACGATTGAAAACACCAGTAA